ACACTCTTTTAACAGAACTCTCTACAGATGCTATGTTACGGATATCTAAAATTCAATATGGACCTGATCTATTTCCATATGGGATGATTAATAACCAAGAAATCATAGACTATTTGTTATATATAAATAAAAAAACAAAAAAACATAGACAGTACACTAAATACCCTCGTTTGACTAAACTGCTGGCAGGTGAGACTCAGATTGAATATAATAAAGTATCAAGCAGGCACTTAAGACACTTAACCATACATGAAATTAGAAAAAAAGGGATGCAATATATAGACGATAATGCCGCTTTTCTGAAACCGTGGCTGGAACACATGCTGGGCACTGATATGCAGGAAGCACTATTTGTAGGAAGTATAGTATGGGCCAGTAGTTTAACTGTCGAGAACAAAGAACTAATGAGCAAATCTGGTATTTGGCAGACAAAGTACGATGATACAGCAGACTTTTTTAATGTGATCAAGAAACGTTTTTCATTGCGACTGAAGGCAGTTCAGAATCTACTACCTATTGACTTTACGCAGATGTTTGAGCTTGAAGTACTTGTCAACAGAGGTTTAGGCACTGTAGACTGGCATTCGGAGAAAGTCAATAGAACGGTACCCAACCTTTGTAATATAGAGCACAATACTGTATATACGCATGCATTACATATCTTTAAAGCTGTTAGAGGTATGGGTAGCAGGCCTAGAAAGACGTATTGGGATAGTTACTGGTCTAGTAGGAATCAATGGGCACCCACCGGAGCTTATCACTCACAATATGAAGAAGACATGAAATTCAAGTCTGAGTCCCGTGAGATGCGTAATAAGTTGTTTTCATTAAATGCTATGCCAGAATACGATGTAGATCATTTCTTGTCACGTCATCCTAGTACTGTAGCTTGGCCATCTGTCAAATATGAATGGGGGAAGCAAAGAGCTATCTACGGCGTAGATGCTACTAATTTCATTATATCTGGGTTTGCAATGATAGGTTGTGAACATGTGATTTCACCTTTATTCCCCATAGGTCCTACAGCTACAGCTAGTAATGTTACGAAAACAGTCTCTGAAGTGCTTAAGAATGGTGTACCTTATTGTTTTGATTTTGAAGATTTTAACTCCCAACATTCAGTATCTAGTATGCAGGCAGTACTAGAAGCATATTGGACAATATATAGACAAGATTTTTCTGATGACCAAACCAAGGCAATGGCATGGCTGATTAAATCACTAGAAGATTGCACTATAAAAGCTGAAGCAGGTGACTACAAAGTGGCTGGTACACTATTATCTGGTTGGCGTCTTACTACTTTTATGAACACAATCTTAAATGCTGTGTATACTAAAGAGGCTTTAGGAGGTATAAGTATTGCCACTACCC